CCTGTATGTAATACAACAGGTTTTTCAAATGTGGGTTTTCCTGTGTTGAACCATCGTTGTTTTTAAATTCTTCGCCCCATACATCCTGTGCGCATTTGGCCATATCGTAATACATGAGCAACGCGCCGAACATTTCCCGGATTTCAAATGTTACGGAATCGCCGCGTACTGTTCGCATGATGGTTGCGCGCATAACCCGGCAATCGTTTTCGCAAACCTGTTCCATTTCATCCATTTTATCAATGATGGCATCCGTATATTCATCATTGAATACGCCGAACAAATCATGGTTAAACCTGTGGTAATGTTGGTTTATTTGGTTCGCCAACTTCTTTAACTGAAATTTTGGCTTTTTAGATAATACGAATTTTGACCAATAATTATTTCCAATATCGCATAACAGGTATGGCAATAATGGCGCAATGTCGTTTCTATCTTTACCGCCCCGGCATCCATGGGCCTTATAAAAGGCATTAACAAATTCTTTGTTTGTAATCTTCATAATATTATTAACTTTGTGCATCGCATTTACCCCGTATCGCTTTCAGTATTGCGCGGGCCGGTAATCTTCACAGGTTGCCGGCCCTTTTTTGCGCCTTACCTTTCCAACGATTCAATGTATTTATGTTGGTAATATTCGCCGGTTGTATTGTTGTGTTCTTCAACATCCAATAATACATCAATGGCGTTGGCTTCAATCAATGAAACATACGGTAATGGCGTTACATCTTCATTCAACGCCAATTCAAAGGTTATATCAACGTATTGATCGCCAACCCTGTTAAAGCCATGTTCCGTTCCTGTACATATGGCCCATGCGTAACCCTCAACGTATTTGCATTTGTCCGGGAACATACAGGAAAGCAACAACGCGTTTTTGTAACATTCTTTCGCCTTTGGATTGATCCGGGATTTTATCGCCTGTATTTCCTTTGGCGTAAATACTTCTTTAATCGGTACGCATTTAACCGGCTTTGCATCATTCAGCCTTTGGCGCATGAATGCCAATTGATGTTCCGGGAATGGCAATTTTAAATATTGCTTTAGTTCTTCAATTATTGGGTTTGCCTTTATACCATTCATCGTAACAGGTTGAACAAAACCAACGATTAAGAACGGCGATATAATACCCGGTTCCAAAATGCGGTTCGCCGCAATGGTCGCATATGTTACCGCAACCGATTGTTATCATTTCATTGGCGGTTACTTCGATAACCTTAAATCCCTTTTCGTTTTCCTTAATTTTTGCCATATCGCTTTGTTTTTATTGGGCCGATTGTCCGGCCATTTCTCATTTCCTGTATAAATCTTTGGCGGTATTGATGCATTGGCGCAACGTTCCGATTCGATGTATTATTTGTTCATCCGGCCCGCCTGTTGGCCCTGTTCCATTTTCAACGGTTGCAAATTGGGTATCATTCCATGTTATAATTGTAATGCCATTAAAACAGGATTCCGCCCAAAATGAATTTCCCATATAACCGCATATCCAATATATTTTGCCATGTTCGCCGCAAATGTAATCATCGTTGGCGCGCGATGTTCGCAAACCTAACCCGTTGGCAATCTTTGTTACAAATTCGTTGTATTGCATAACCTTAAATTTGGTTGGTATTCCTTTCCATCCATACGCCCGGCCAAATCCTGTAATGCCTGTTTGGTTGAGGTATCCCGGCCGATTACGATAACGGCGTTTATATTGTTGCCATCATACAGGTAATACGATATGCCGGATTCCATCAACGCAAAGTGGAATATATGTTGTTTGGCTTCATCCGGGAACACAAAACCAACAACCCGGCATTGTTTAAGAGTTAACCCACGAAAACCCAATATTTCATCGTATTGGCTTTCGCGGGTTTTCTTTTCCTTTTTGGCCATCTTATCGCGGATTATAGGCAACGCCGCCATACAAATGGGCGATGTTATCAACTTTGTTTCCCGGATCATTAATAAAAACCATCAACAATTTCCGTTCGCCCGATGCGCCATAATTGGTTGTAACCGTTGGGCGTATATTATTGTTGGTTAAAACCGAAAGAAATGTAAACATCTTATTAATGGTTGTGAATTTGTACGCCTTAATTGTACAATCTTCAAGGCGAACGCCCTTTTTGGCCAATTCCCTTTTCACGTTTGATAATGCTTTATTCATATCGCCTTACCTGTTTAAAAAGTTTTCATCAAAACCGCCGGCGAATCCGCAAATGTACAGGATTACCAACAAAACAAAAACAATTACCAATGATTCGGCAAATACCATAATACCCAAAAGGCAAACGCCCATGATTGCCGCAATGATCTTATCTTTCATATCGCTTTATGATTATGGGGCCGGCCTTACCGGCCCCGGTTCAACTTACTTTGTTATATCAAAATTGGCCATATCATAATAACCAACAACCGCATATTCAAACGGGTTCCATGCATCCAAAATTACGCCATCAACCCCGATACAAAGGTACGCAATTAAATTTAATAACCAAAACTTTTTGTTATTATTTTAGGGTAAAAGGCCGAAAAAAGTTAATTTTTGCTAAAATCGCCTGTAAGCGCATCAAATTCCAAAAATGGGTAATGTATCCAATTTAACGCCCAATGCGCTTAAATCGCCCGTATGGGCCGTTTTTGGCCATGTGGCGTTTTAGCCCCGGATTACAATAAAAAATGGGGCGTACCATCCCGGCAAACCCCAATTCGGTAAAACTTCAATAAAAACTAATAACATTATTTCAATTACAAAATTACAAAACCGCCGGCATTTCCCAACGCCAACGGTTTACATGAAAATTCCATAATCTAACTATCAATTTCTATCCGTTACAAAGATATAAAAAAACCGGCGAACCATCGCGGCCGGCCGGTAACAAAACCTAATTTATAAATGAAGAACATAAAAATGCTATTGTTCAATTTCAATATATTCAAACCCGGTAATTTTTGTATGTGGGTTTTTGCTTACTATATCAAATTGTTTATCCTTGATGCGGCCGGTTTTCCAAAGGAACCCCAAAAAACGTTTGTATTCTATGTATTGGGTCAATAACAGGGAATCGCGGTTAAACAATCGGCCAACAAAGTTATCATTAGTATATACGCCGTAAAAGTCAAACCAATTATCATGTACTTTTATTGATTGGGCCTTTACCGGGATGGAATCGCGAATTACAATTGTATCAACGGGCGTTGCCTGTAAATCCATGATCGTTTCCAATTGTGCCGCCGTTACGTTCTGCAAATCCTTAATCTTTGAACGCAACGATTGGATTACATCGGCATCATCGGCCCGGAATCGCTTGTATTCTTTCAAGGTCAATTCCAACGCGCCAACCCTTGCAACGTTCAACGAATCGTTAACGCGGTAATGTTCAATATCGGTTAACAATGTTTCCGTATTGGTTTCGTATTTGTCGCGTTCCTGTTTCAACCCATCAATCGCGTTTTGTTGGAATCCCATGTAAACCAACATGGCCGCGAATATCGCCGCAACGATCAACCATTGTTTCATATTTCAGTATTTGTAATTACAACCGAATCGCCGGTTACCGTATAGGTCAAAAGCATATACGAATAGAACAAAATACCAATGCTTAATTCATCGTTTAACGCATCGGCTTGATTTACATACGCGTGCATTGTTTCATCGTGATCAACGATAATGCAACCGCGCCCGGTTACAACGGCGTTGTATGCCTGTGTTACCTGTTCGGCGGTTAACGCCGGAACTTGATACCCGCCAACCGTTGTATTGTTGGCCGATTGTACCATTAGCGCGGCAACGGGTTCGGGAATGGTTGGTATCAAATCAACGATGCCATCCAATATTGCCGGCAAAACACTTCCGGCATCAATTTGGTTTCCTTGCCCGGCAACCTTTGCCGCAATCAAATCTTTAATTTCTTGTTTTGTCATAACCTTTTTTGTTAGAAATGATTTATTAAAATCGTTGTTGAAATCGCCCATTGTAAAAGTACAAAAATTTGGATTACTAAACCGCCAAACATTGTATACAGGAAATCCCATATATCGGTTTGGCCTGTTGTTATCTTATCAAACAATTCTTTGCCCAACCCAAACAGGATTACAGGCAACAAACATAACCCCATATTGCATACAATCGCGAAGAATGCGGCGATAATAACGCCAAACAGGAAATGCAACATTTTATCTTTCGGAACCTTGCATATCCATTGTACAAATATATTCCAATATTTACGCATTTTGTATTGATCTTATAAATTCAACATATGAATCGGCCAATTGATCGCGGAATGAATCGGTTAACAACAATTCGCAATCTTTCCATGTATCCATAAACAGGTTTTCGGCCAATATGGCCGGGCAATTGGTATGTTTGAGGATATAAAAATTGGCTTCTTTATCCAAATCGCCATCGCTTGTATCGGTTCGCATTTTGATTGCCGGGAAATCCTTTTGCAATTGCTGAATCAATCGCGTTGCCAATGCATCGGCCTTTGTGGTTCCGGGCGTTGTAAATACTTCAAAGCCGGTACCGCCGCCGGCGTTGGCGTGAATACTCAACAGGATTGCGGATTTATCCTTTGCATATATCGCGTTGGCCCTGTTACAACGGGTTGCCAATGGCATATCCATTACTTCCGGCACCAATACAATATACAGAATGTTCAACGCCTGTAAACGAATGGAAATTCTAAATACCATATCCCGGTTAAAATCCCATTCTTCCAACCATTGCCCATTCGGCCATATAGGCGAACATTTACCGCGCGTATCCATTCCATGGCCATTATCCAATATGATCGTTCGCATAACTTGATTTGTTAAAATGGGGCGAACAATGCCGCCCCATTAGTTAAACATCATTATCGGTTTTGTCGGTAATGCTTTCTTCAATTTCGGGTATCTTAAACAGGCGCGCAAAGAACTTCCATATATCAAATTTCTTTTTGATGCCTTTATATTCGAAGTAATTATCAAATATGCTTGATAACTCAATTGAACATACAACCAACATTATGATTGCGGCCAACAATGGAACCCCAAACAAACGCCCGAATGAACCGCCCAAAACCCATGCAATGGAAACCCAACATATATAATCAACCATTTTGTTGATCGTTCGGCGAACCGCCCGCGAACCCCGGATTTTATCGCCGCGTTTCCTTGATGCCGCAATGCCAAATCGCAGATCGGCCAATATCAAGACAAACGCGACAATGCACCATATAAACAGGTTTTCCCATCCATCAACGAACGGCGATAATACCGTTGCCGTTGTACCGGCTAATACGTTTCTTTCGGTCATAACTTAAAATTCAATTAAAATATATCCGCCTTTATCGGCCTTTAGAATCAATTTATTTTCACATGGAACAATACGGCAAGACCAACCAATTTCGGCCGTTTCTATTGTTCCCTGTGTAAATTCATCTTCATAAATCTTTTCAAAGTTATAACCATTTGGCGTTGCAACAACGCCGCCTTTATATTGCCAATCGCCTTGCGTTTCGTTATCCGGCGCAAATGATGTTAATATAAAGTTTTTCCAAATTGAACTTGAACCGGCTTCAACAACCAAAGATGTTGAATTGCCCAAAAAATTATAAACTTCTTCAACATCAATAATTGTATCTTTTCCGTTTCTTGTCCATCTAAAATAACCATCGCCGCCGCCATCGGTTGAAAATAATACACAATGTTCCATTGGAATTACGCCCATTATTTGGGTTGCGGTACCGTTTAATGTGACCATTTGCTTTCGTGAAATTCTTTGCCATGTTTCGCCCTCGTTATCAGTCCACCAAATGCCGGTAATACTTTTATCAACATTCTTTCCATCGCCCGTACAAATCCATATTCTATTGTACCATTTATCATATGCAACGCCATGAATATGGAAATTTCCATTAGTTGATGTATTGTAATCCAAATTATCATAAGGCAAAGGCCAAAAACCATAACCGCCTTTTGGTTCAACATATGTTTCTTGCCAACCGTTTACATATGTTAATAAAGTCCACGATGAACTATCAAAAGGCCCCGGCGTTGTTGGCGTTGTACTATTATGTTGGTAAAATTCATTATTATAGCGAACCTTTTGATATCGAACATATGATTTTGTTGTATCGTAATCTTCGGCCCAACATCCATTAAATATACATTTCCATGTATCGCCATAATCTTTTGTTATATATACTTGCGCGGAATATCCTGAACCATATGGCGCAAGTACGATACAACCTTTTTTGTATTCCGTAATTTGATCAAAGGCAGAAATACGCGAATTTCTATATTTTAAACTCAAAGAAAAAGATACGTTCGCACTTGTAATTGTAACTTCGTTGTTTACAACATTATCAAAAATGCCGGATACCTTATAAATATTTTTTCTTCTATGGTTTGCGGTATATGCCTGGCCATCCTCATTTTCAACCAAAACATCGCCATTTGACATTTCAAATACAAATGTTTTTCTTCCAACAACATTTGTTGTACCCATATATTGCGGCAAATTAACCTTTATCAAATTATCGGGCGTTTCTTTTTCCGCATAATAAAAATATGGGGTTGCAAATTGTGTTATACTTGTATAAGAAATATTTTTTGTATCCGTTGGGCAAATTGAATAAAAAATGTGTTTTTCCGAAAACGAACATATATACAACATATTGTTGGAATCATCGTAAAGCCTATGCAATGACGTTTTCTTTATCATCGGAAAAATAGGATTTGGCATTATTGCCCGGTAATTTTGTTCAATATCTTTTGCATATACTTCTTGCGGAATCGTTAATGGCTTCAAACCAACAACCGCAACTTCGCCAACGGAAAACAAACCCATTTGTTGATTTGCAACCGCATCGGAAACGCGCGTATATTGTACAGGCGTACCACCGCCGCCACCTTGAATAACGATATTTCCCTTTCCTAAAAGGGAAATACCGTTAATTGTTTTGATGTTTTGTTTCGTGCCACTTGAACTTAAAACATCCTGTTTTTGATCAATGGAATTTCGCAATTCATCAATTGTTGGCGATTTTATTTTCAATGGCCCAAAATCTATTGAACCATCTTTATATTTTATTTTTTCCATAATTAATAAGACCAACTTTGTGTTGTTTTATCATATGTCGCAACCGCATTATCAACACTTGCTGTTGTACTAATTACAATTGTTGAACTTGTTGCGGTATGAATAATCCAATATGATTTAGTTGAAGATGCGGCAACAACTACGCCATTAATTTTAAGGCCGTTGGCCCTTGTAGTAAGTCTTGTATATGGGTTAACCGTACCGCTATAAATTTGGTTTTCATGCAATGCCAATGCAATATCTTCAATATTATCATTGAATTTACCCGAATATTTAACATCAAGGTTTTCCAATTGTTTATGTTTCTTTACCAAACCAACACAACCCATTGTTTTAATGGATACGCCATCCATTGTTATTGTTCCAAAATTTGGATTGTCGGCAATTTCGGTTCTTACATTATAAATAATTGAATTTATATAAGAAAAATTAGTTACTTCCAATGTAACAGGTTCATCAATACCCAAAAATAAATAATGTGCATCAAGGCTTGTATTGGCTTCAAATTCATCATTTTCACCATAAAGTAAAGTTCCACCCGAATTATAAAGGTTGCCCGAAATAACCTTAAATTTAGGTATATTTTCGGTTTCAACGGTTTGTGTTTGTGTGCATTGAAATCTAATTGCACGCGCCGCGCTATCCTGTTCGGTTGTTGATAAAACCAACGTTACCTTATCAACGGGTTGTGTTCCATTAACCTTTCGTATAACTTCGTTTAGTTTATCAATAACGATTTGGTATTTCGCTTCGGTTATAACCTCATTATCTTTAAATGGGTTTTCCAATTCTAAAATTTCTTCCATGGTTTAATTTGTTTTTTTAATTTGTTCCACATATAGCAACGCCACATATAGCCATGCCACAAATTGCACCCGTATAAATTGGCGTATCTTCTTCAATTTCTATTAATAAGAATCTTTTGTTATCATGTGTTAAAATGTTGGTTTCATTATCAATTTGAATATTTGGTACACTTGATACCGGCGCAATACCTGTATCAAGTTTTTCCCAACTATCGCCATAACGCAATATGGCAACTTCATTTGTTAATGTTATACCGCCAAAATTAGAGTATACGCCGGATTCCGTTGCAATATAAAATACCCTTGCATCGGGCGTACCGGGGTTGGTTGTTGGCGTTGCAATACCAACAAATTGATAACCAACCAACGAATTGATCATGGAAACCAATACATTTTGCAAATCGGTTCCCGTAATTTCGTTGTTATGGTTTTCATTAATAACGGCCCTTATTGCCGCCTTTAATTGGTTGTAATTCGCCATAACTTATTCGTTTTGTATGTTGTCAAAATCATCGTTGAAATCATCGTTGAAATCGCCGTTATCAAGCGGCAAATAAGAATATCCAATTTTCTTTGCAACCGTATCCGTTGTAAATTCAGCATCAACCGCCGCAACATCGCCGTTATCTTCCCATTCCGGGGTAATCAAAAACGTATCCAAATTCATGTATGTTTGGCCATCTTTGGTAATACGCGCATAATCGGCCATGCGGACAAAACGCAATACATCCAACAAATATTCCGATGCAAAAAAACTAAACCTATATTGTTTTTCGCTTACCTGTTTAACCGGGAATGTATAACCATCGCGTTCAATGATTTCTTCGTTAAATACATATTCGGGTTTGGCAATATCCGCGCACAGGTAAAGAACGTTGCGAAATTGGGCGTTGCCGGCGTATTTGTAAACAATGGTTCCGGCATCCGTAACGAAATCTTCAATATCCCACCATTCCAATTTAAGATACCCGGAAATATCATTTACAACGGTAAACATTTCCGAAAAATATTCATGTTTGCCTTGCGTATCCGTATCAATATCGCAATAAATGTAATATTGTCCGTTGTCAAGTTGTGGCAATACCGGCAATTTTCCCGGAAAGACAACAACGGAATAATCATTGAATTTAACTTGCGTAATACCCATTTCGGTTACGCCCTGTTTCAAAGATGTAATCAATTCGCCATCCCTGTTATACAGGTCAAACGCCAACAATTGCATATCTTCCGTAATTGGCATTTGAATTTGGAATGGTAACAGGAAACCCGCCGGGGTAAACAATGGGTAAACCTTTCCGTTTACCCACCATTTACGGGCGTTTTGTTGTTCTATATTCGTGTAAAATGGCAATACACTTAAATTATTGTTCGGTACCATCATTTATTCGTTTTCGTATGTATCGTACAACAACGCGGCATTCGCGTTGCGGCTTGACAAATTTATGCTTATTTTTTCAATTTGGCCATTTCCCGTAAAAGTCTTAATTAATTGGTTCGGGTTCGGGTCATTCTTTACAGGAAAACGAACCGATTGTTGTTTATTTCTTTCAATGGATTCGGCCGTTGTTGCAATGCCATTGATTTCTATATTGTACGCCGGCATATCGTATATGTAATACATATTTTGCAACCTAATGAACGCCAAATTTCCGTTTTGGTTAACGTATCTTACGCCCTTTGCGTAATTGGTTACCATAGGCAAATATTTTTCGCCTGTAACTGAAACCATCTTTATGGTAACATTGCCGCTCGATTGCAATTTTCTTATACTAATGTATGTTGCATTTTCGGGAAACAAAACCGCCATTGTAATTAACGTTGGTTGGCTTGTTGATGTTTTAAACGAATCAATGGTTTGCATATATTCGCCGTTTTCATCCAAAAATACAATTTCGCATGGCGTACCACCACGAACATAAAATTTAATTGTCAACGGATCGTTTGGTTTCCATCGCTGAATTAAACCGCCGGCGATTTGGTAACGTACATCATAACCCGATGTAAGCGCGATATAATCGGAATCGGGCGTTATAATATTATCCATAACCGCACCCATCAATGCAAAACCATCTTTTGAGCAACCGCCCGGATTCAACAACATATAATCAATATCGGCGTTGAAATTGGAAACGTTTATTTCCTCAATATTGCCACGTTCAACAAATCGGGAAATAACGTTGATTGGGTAACCCTCAAAAGCGCGCGTTACATCATCCATCCAACCGAATTGGTAAGATTCCGGCATTGTCGGTTTACTGAAATTATATTGGTTTGTTCCAAAGGCCCATTTCTTATTATTGCGGGTTACCTGTTCGGTTGTTAGATCATGCGATATAACAGGCGTTCCCGAATATGTACCGCCATTCATAAACCAACTAATATGTTCCACATGGAACATTTTGTTTTCTATGTACCAATAGCAACGGAAACAATCGCGCAACATATCGGTAACCATTTTTAAGGTTATTGGGGCCTTTTGTGCCGGGGTTTGGTAATCGCCGGCTAATATGTTGGATTTTTGGGAAATGAACAATTCGCCAATTGTACCGGCAACCGGGTTTGAATCATCGTACAGGAAATGCGAATATTCCGGCGTTGCTTCATGGGTTATATTCGGCGCGATTTGTGCCAACAAAACCGAAATAACCGATGATAACGGCGTTGCATCTTTCATTACATATTGTTTACGGCCCGGCCTTTCGGTTGCATCCTCAACGTTATAATCCAAAATGGCATACCAAATTGAAAATGCGCCCCAATGCGAACGGCCAACCGGGTAATATTTATGAACGCCCAAAATATTAGGTTCAACGAAATATTCGCCGGGTTTCTTTATACCCCATTCGGTTGGCGTTGTTGATGTTTCCGATGAATAAAAGATAATGCCGGATAATGGGTAACCAATAACGCGGCGATAATTGCGGTTATTTTCAACAATATCGTTTACAGGAATGGCAAAGGTTGATTGATTCCCGTATTGCTCAACATCCAATAAATAACGGCCATATACCGATGCGGTTAACGGCGCAACATTAACAACCGGGGTTCGTTCTTCATCGTTAATTTCATACATGGTAAAATTACCCGTTGCGTAATCATATCCATTTCTATTTGCATACAGGCGCACACCATCCGAACGGCGGGTTAAATATGTATAATAATATGTAACGTAACCGCCTTCGCCTGTTGTTTCCCTTTCTTCTTTTGTTTCATAAGTCCAATAAAACGCGTTATCGCCAGAATGGCCATTTTCCCATTCGCCGTTCGCGGTTTCTTCGGTTGCACCCGAAACAATTTGCCCGCCGGTTTTTTCCGACAACAAACGGAAATGGTAAGTATTAACCAACGTATTGGCATTGGTTATTGGTTCGCAATCCTGTTCCCATGCCATGCCGGAAAGGAAACATGAAACAACGTTTTCGCCCAATACATAGATTTGCAACAATGGGCGTTTGGTCACAACGATATTTTCAATGGCCGGTTTTAGATCAACCAAATTAAATTCCTTCTCCATGCCGGCCAAAACATCCGTATAATCATCCAATGGCGTTGGGGTTACCTGTATGGTTTGGTTGTCAATATCAAACGTACAATCGGTTTTATAAAATTCGCCTTTCCAATACTCATTCCATGATTCGCCATTGTTCCATGAAATATACAGGTTAACCACAAATTGCGATTCAAAATTGGCATTGTTGATTACGGCGAAATCATCCCGGATAAACAACAATTTGCCATCAAATTTTGCGCGGAAAAACTTTTGGTTTTGTTCCATTTCGTAAACCTTTGCCGCGCTTGTATTCCATATTGGGTTAATATCATAATTGGCCGTTGCGCCGTTAAGCGCAACAACCAATTCAAATTTGTACTTTGGGTTCATCATCCTTTAATAATTTTTCGGGTTACATTCTTGTAAACTTCAATGGTATTGCCGGAAGCATCAACAAACCGGCTTCGCGCGCCCTGTTTGCGAATGGCCCTAACATCGCGTTCAAGGTTGGAAACATCCGTACCATTTGCCCCAACCATTGCAAGCGCAACGCCGGCCATATCATCGTTTGCGCGTTGGTATTTATCCGCAAATGTACCATTGTTGAACGAATTAATTACATCCGGGATTAGATCGCCATATTTACGCGAATTGCGTTTATTGATGATCGCGAAATATTCGCCGCCCTCTGCGCGCCTGTTCTTTCCATCTTTGGTTGTACCCAAATCAATATCATGGCCGGAAGCATGGGAACCGCCTTGCAACAATTCAACGGTACCATCGCCGTATTGTTCGGTTGGTCGGGTTGCCTGTGCGGCCCTAACTTTTGATGCGGCAAACGAACCCCACATTGTAGCAAGCGCGGCAACGGCCAAACCAACGCCAACAACAGGAATGCCGGAAAGGCTTTGCCAAATATTCGCCGATGCGGTTATAAGGCTTGAAGCCTGTGTTATGGAATCAATGCGCAATTGTGCCTTTTGGGCGCGTTCCTTTTCCCTTAACGCCTGTTGTTCGTTTTGCTTCTGCAATTCCAATTCCTTTTGCGCCTGTAATACGTTGTTGGCGTATCCATTGTTACGCGCTTCAATTTCGGCATCCAATGCGGTTTGCGCCGCCTGTACGCGTTGGTTTGCAAGGTTTACGGCCTGTTCCGCTTCTTTGGCCCATGCATCAATGATTGAACCGATACCATCAACGGTTGTATCAATCGCATCGTTCAATGCCTGTTGTTGTTGCTTATCAAGGCCAATACCCAACAATTCGTAAATGTTGTTATATGGCAATCGTTTTGCCTGTTTGTCCAAAAGCGCAATTTGGTTTTCAATTGTCTTTCTTTGTTCATCGGTAAGTTCTTTGCCATTCGCGCGGTTCAATTCCAAAATCTTTTGCAAACGTTCCTTTTCCATCTGCAATTGAAATTCGGTTTTTTGGCGTTCGTTGGTATCCAACAAATCAAATTCCGATGCGAAATAATCCTGTTGAATATCCAACAATTGCATTGCCAAATTCGTATGAAAATCAATTGTTGTATCTGCAATTTGCTTATCCCATTTGGCATTAATCGCCGCTTCATCCTGTTTTAGTTCTTCGGCCTTTTGCTTGTTTTGCTCAATTTCAATTTGGCGTTGCTTTTCCAATGCGGCTAAACGCAATTCCAACATTTCATCCGTACCATCGCGGGTTACGGCGATCTGCAAATTAATGGCGTTTACTTCGCTTTGCAAACGTTGTACGGCCAAATTGGAAACCTCATTGTTAAATGCCTTTCGGGTATCTGCAATTTGCTTATCATATTTCGCATTAATGGCGGCTTCATCCTGTTTTTCGGTAATTGTCTTTTGGCGGTTTTGTTCCAATTCCAATTGCCTTTCGGCGTTTACCTTATCCAAACGCAATTCCAACATTTTATCCGTACCGGCATCGGTAATTGCAATTTCCAAATTAATGGCTTCAACAACCGCTTTTCGGTCGGCGATACGTTGTTTGTTGGCGGCTTCAATGGCCTTTTTTTGTTCTTTGGTCAATTCTTCTTTCTTCGCGTTGGCATCCTGTTCCGCCTTTTCGGCATCGCGCATTGCGCGGTTTTCGCTTTCCTGTATATCGGTTTCAATTTGCGATAACAGGGTTTCGGCGGCTTGCCTTGCGCCGGCCAATCGCTTTGTTAGCATTTCGGCGGTATTTTGCTTTTTGCCAAATCCCAATACGCGATTCAGCCAACCGTCGGTTTGTGCCGATGTTGTCGCGCGTTTACTATCTTCTTCCAATTGGTTAATCATGGAATTGATGTAAAATTTAGCCGCATCCGCGCCACGTTCGGCATAAAACTTTTGGAATTTTTCGGTAAATATATCGGCCTGTTCGGAAACGAATGTATCGGTTGGAAACAATACTTTTTGCATTGTGCCGATTAATTTGGTTAACGATTCAATTACACTTTTGATCGCGCCGTTTGATTTTTGGAATGATAAAATAAGGCCTTCCCATGCGGATGAAAGCAATTTCGTTGCACCCTCAACCGTATTTAATCGTTCCTTTTCAATACGTTCCAATTCGCCGCCAACATCTTCCAATGATGCGCGCAATTCCTTTGCCGATTCAGCCCCGGAAAGAAACGCCGTAAAGGCGGCAACACTTCGTTTGTCGGTCAATTCCAACGCCCCGGCAACATCAATACCCGATTTGCGCAATTGTATCAAACCATCAATAATTTCATCAAAGGTTGATACGGAACCGCCCAACGATTTGGCCAATTTACCATTTGCGTTTGCAAGGTTCAACAGGATATTACGCGTTGCGGTTGCCGCGCTTGAAGCATCAAAACCGGCATTTGCCAATGAACCCAACAACGCGGTTGTATCCTTAACGGTTAAACCATACGCGTTGGCAACAGGAAATACCGTACCGATTGAATCGCGGATTTTCGCAAAAGACAACGCCGATTTGTTTGTTGCAACGGCCAATGTTGCCAATGTATCATCGGTTTCGGCCGATGTAAGATTAAACGCGCGCAATGTTGAACCGGCAACGGCGGCGGCTTCGCCCAAATCCGCGCCAACGGCGGTTGCAAATTCCAATACCGATTTTTGCATTGCAATTATGGAACCTTGACCAAATCCCAATTTTGCCAATTCGGTTTGCAACGATGTTACCTGTGATGCGGTATATTCAGTTGATCGGCCCAACGCCATCGCGCTATTTGTTAACGCGGTCATTTCCTTACGGGTTACGCCCAAAATGGTTGACAAATCCGCGTTCGCCTGTTCAAATTCGCGCATCTTTTTCCCGGCGTTACTAATCAAACCTGACAATGCACTAATTGCACCAACGGCACCCAATGCAACGGTTGAAAATCCCTGTAATGCCTTTGAGCCTAATGGCAAATCGGATTTCGCAACTTGTACAACTTCATTGGACATTTGGCCAAATCCCGAAATAACGTTGCCCAATGGCCCCGGCAATGCACGCAATGCATTTTCATAATGGCCAACTTCCAACGTATATTTGCCGGTTGCCTTTTGCAAATTGCTCATTTGCTCATAAATTCGGCGGCTTTCTTCTTCAAGTTGTCGGCCGGCTTCCGTACCATGGCGTTCCGCTTCGCTCATTTCGTTAAGGCGTATTTTGTTAAGCCTGTATTGCGCCGAAAGCCTGTTATATGAGCCTTCCGCCGAATTGTTCAATTGCACAATCAATTTATCAATTTGTTGTTGTTGCTTCGTTGCCTGTGTCAATTGTTGTTTCGCGCGGTATGCTTCGCGTTCCTTATCGTTAATGTTGTTGTATTGTTGGGCCAACTTTTCCGATTGTTGCATTGCTTCCGTTATCGCGGTACGTTGTTGTTCGGTTGCGCTTGATACATTTTTAAGGCTATTGGCCAATGCTTGCGCATCCTGTTGTACTTTGGTTTTCAATTCGCCGTATTTTTCAATCAATGCGGTTAATTGTGCAATCAAATCCGATATTGATGTATCCGGCGCAACCAAATCTTTATAATAAATTGGGTTACTCATATCTTAATTTTGTTAAAAACGCCGTATAAGCGCATTAAATTAAAAAGATGTATAATTTATCGTTTAGCCTGTTTACTTGCGATTACGGGCCGTTTTTGTGGCCTGTGCTTCGCTTTTGGCCTTTTCCTTTAGATATTCAAACGCGTTGTAAAATTCCATAACGGAATATTTCTTTGGATTAACGTTTAATTGCCCGGACAATATCAAACATAAGTTTTCAAATTGGCGATCAAATTGTATTTCTACACTTTCGGAACCATCAAACGTTTGCGGGTTGGAATATGTAATTAACGCCGTTGTTAACTTTTCAATTTCTTCCGAATTAACAGGAACGCCGGCAACAATATTTTGTAAAACCAATAATGTACGCCGGCGCAATTTATCAAAGAAATCTTTTATATCAACATCGCCATCGTTAAAGGCATTTGGGAAATAAAGCATTAACGCGGCATCAATTTTTTTTTTAACCGAATCCAATTGTTCGTTAACATCGCCATTTGGCATATCGGCCAATTGTTCAACAACCTTTTGTATGGCATCATCCGAAAGATCGTTGCATTGTTTACCATCAATGGAATTTACCAAACAGGCAAACGCCATATGTTTGGGATTCATCCCGGATTGTACCATGAATACATTTTGGCGCATATTTGCCAATTCCCTTTCGGCCATTTGGCAATTACCTTGCATCAAATAACGGCGCGCCTTTTCAATATGTTTATCAAAATCGCCGATTGTGCCGCCAATCCCGGAATCAACCAACAAACATTTTTGGTATTTGTGGAACCGGGTAATTGGCAATTCTTCAATGTTATCAAATAATTCTAAAACGTGTTTTCCTATCTTAACGGTTTTCATAAAATTTACGGGTTATCATTGTTGAAATCATCGGTATGGCCAACATTTCCCATTGGCCGGATACCACGAACAAAAATAAGGAAATTGCAACGCAAACCCACCATGAACAACAAAAGTTACAAATAAACAATTGGTGCAAAAAATCGTTGGGCGCGTGAACCTGTAACCATTCGCGTATATTCCATTTATCGGCCAATGTTAGGAACCATGAACCCAACAGGCCAACAACAATAACCCATGCAATAAAATTAACTATTCCCATATCGTTTTATTTAATCAATTCATGTAAAATAACACATCCCGTACCGCCTTATTTTATCGGTTCAAATCGGGTAATGTACATGGCATATCAATTTCAATTTCGCCATCAAAGCGGAACCCGTAAAACGGATGCATCAAAAATTGGTTATCCACTTCATCAAGACTGAAACCGCGATAAATGTTTGTTGCCTGTTCAAAACATTGGTTGATTCGGATTTTGCCATTGCGCATAATCCAACCGGCCCGGCCGTTTAAAACTTCCAAAATTTGCGCTTTCAAATATTCGGTATTGCGCGTTGTGGTATTACCGAATACCCGGCGCAAATCAAACCAAAAGATCAATGAAAATGGCGCGCGTTGGCGCATTTCGGCGTTCGGCATCCATTCCAACAATTGCGGGTCATCAATCCAAAAGAACGAAAAATTGCCAATGTTGGAATCCGGCGAAACCTCAATATAATCATTTGGCCCATGGCCGGCCCAACCGCCGCAATATACGTTCGGGGTTGTAATCCTTTTACCATTCGGCATTACCTTTGCCAACTTTTGCGCGCGGCCAAAGGCAACATCCAACCAACTTAAATTGTCGGTTAATCCCTGTTGTATTTGGCCAATTGCCAAATCAAGCATTACAGGATTTAAAATAATCGGTGCATTCATTGTTTAAACAAAATTTTTCGTGCCTGTTTTTGTAATTCCGGCAATAAGATATATTCTTTCAAATCCTTTATATTGTCCGGGGTTAATCCAAAAATATCTTCGCCGTATAGATCGGTTAACGTTCGGGTTTTCCAATCGCTTGCGTAAATTTCAAATTTTTCTTTGTCAATATCAAGAAAAAACGAATTGTGGAAATCGCCGGTATCGCGCAACGTTACGCGATCGGTTGGTTGGCCTTTTCCCTGTTTGATTTCAACGGTTACGGGCGAATATGGGGCAAACGTTGCAATTGAAACGCCGTTGGCCGTAATACCCTTTTCAAACAATTGTTCTTCGCTATTCCATTCTATAATTTCGGCATCATTGTTTTCAATAATTTCCGAAATCATATTACCGCCGGATAATTCCCGTTCAAATTTGCGCGTTCGTTGTAAAAGTTCATCCAATATACCCATATTAAAAATTTGGTCGTTTTAAGGCCCGTACAGGCGTTTAAATTCAAAAGATATATAATTTATCGTTTTTCGTTTTTAAACGCCTTACAGGCGATTTTTGCAAAAATTAACTTATACGGTACGATACTTTACGCCATGGTTGTTACATGAAAGGCAAATGCGATCAATACCGCGCGTATCTATGGATAACGCCTTATATGCTTGTTTCAGTTCGTAACCCAATCCGCCCGGCCTATCGGCGTTTGTATTGCCATCAAGTTCGTACAAAACATCCATGCGCGATACGTTGGATTGATTGCGATTTACGCGTACATCGGGATTCATGGCCATTGTTCGCAAAACATCGTATGCGATTTGCTTTTGAAGAACAGGCGCGAACATTGCGCGTTGCTCAATGATGAAATCGGTTAAATCGCATTCAACCGAAATTTCGCAATTGATGCCATAATTTTGCGTATTGGTATATGTTACCAATTCCACATCAAACATTTCCGGGTAATCTGCAAAATCTTCCGGGGCCTGTATACCGAATGGCGAAACCTGTATGTACTTTGTAATTTCGCGCCATGCTTCAACCGAACCGATATTGCACGTTCCGCATGGTTCGCGTGACCAATCCTTTGTAACATTCAATGCCAACATTCCATCCGGCAAATCGTTTTGGTTGTAACAAAGGTACCACGAACCGCCGGAATCGGTATTGTTGCCCATGTATGGCAAATAAATTGGTTCATCAAATGTAAACCATTGGAAACCGCCGTTGGTATTGGTAAAGTTACAATTGATAACGCGTACCGGGTCAACCTGTGAAGAATGGAACAGGTACAAACGAACGTTGCCGGTTGCGCCGATCATCTGCAAACCGATTCGGTTAATTTTGGTTGTTACGCCCATACCGCGAACGGGTACGATTTCAAAACCAACCAATTTGGCCTTTGGGTCAATAATCGCTTTCATTCGGGCCGCGCCATCAAAGAATGTTCTATGTTCCAACAATGTTTTTGTTTCGCTTCTCAATTGCTTATCCTGTACAAATTGTTGTACCATTTTGGCAATTCCGTTTTTGGTAAGATGGCAAAGGTAATCGGAAAGCAAATTATAATGATTCCAATTTAGGTTCGTATCGTTCGGTTCCGAATTTTGATTGGCATTTAGTGTAATCCAAATTTCGTTATTGTGGCGAACCTTTGCACCTACGCCATAATTTGTATTGGCATTCCATGCCGGGTATTTAAACGCGAAATCATCCGGCATAATTGAACGTATATTGTTCAACGTGCAAAGCGGGTGCGCGCCTTGAAAGGTTAAACCGCTTTCGGTTGTGGTTAACCCATCATCAATTTCGGTTGCCGGGTTGTATGATTGTTCCCAACCTACCAAACCAAACAACGCGTTTTGTATATCTTTTAACCTGTACATATTCGTTTAATTAAAAAATGGGGCCGGGGCAATACCCCAACCCCAAAGATGATTTCAACAACAATTAAAAGCAAACGTTACTCGCTAACTTCCGATGTATAAACCGGGTTATCCTCGCCGTTTACAACCTCAACAGGTGTTGCGAATGGGTTTGCGCTTCCGCTTGCGGCAACCTCAACTTTTACAATTGGGTTTGCAACGGTTGATGGTGCGCTATTATATGCAACGATAAAGGCAACATCAATGGAAAATCCGAAATATTCCTTTACGGTACAAACCATATCGGCAGAAGCCGCGCCGGCGATTTGGCTATTATCGCCTACCGATGTATAGTAATGCGAACCAACAGGAAGATCAATATACGGAAGCCTTACATAATCCCATTCATGGAAATTCATTTTTGTACCGCGCAATGCTTCGCGATCAATGCGGGTAAGAACACCAACGTTGCCATCCTCAACAACGAATGCGGTTGCAAATTTGCCATCCTCATTTGTTACGTTGTTGGTATAGTGGAATACCTTACCGGCGTATTCGTTGCGCTTGTTAACATCGTTGTAAATGTCATGTTGTGCCAACTTTGCAATTGTTGAATCAATGCCGGCATTACCAACGATATGAAGCATTCCCGGATAACAATTTGCGCGCATAATTGCGTTCAAATCGCCCAAAAATTCCATTCTTGCATTCCATGGAATTTCAAGAACGTTTGATGATGTTGTATAATACAACGCATCCTTAAATACCTGTGTTTTGTTTGCTTCCAATGCGGCAACGGCCTGTACATCCAATGCATTAGCCAAAGCGCGGCAAACCTTTTCCATCTTCCTGTTAAAATCATGCTCATACGAAATTTCGTTGTTCATGTACAGGGTTGGAACCATTGTAAAACCAACTTGCATAGTTACCCAATTAACGGTATACAATGCGCTTGTATTCTCATCATCCGAAATTACGCATGAACGAACGTTTGAAACGGTAACATCGCCATCGTAATTAATTACGGGAATTTGTACGGTATTACCGATACTTGCAAATGCGCGATCACGCAAAGTTGGACTAATGATTGAATTTGCGGCGTTGGTTTGCTCAATGAAGAAATCCAACGCGCCGTACTCACATGGGCGCGCCATGTTCTTATCCAAAGCCGGATTTGCAACGCGCCAATTCTGCAATCTTGTTGCGATTAGTGACATAATTTTAAAAAGTTTAATTGTTAAAAAATTTGTTGTAATCGGGTTTCCCCTTTACCCGGTTTTGAAATGTTTGTTATTGTATTGGCAAAGCCTTTACGTTGTTTTCCGCCCATGCTTTTGATAATGCACTTTGGAAAGCATCCGAACCCTTTGTTAAGCCTTGCGCCAACAATGCCTTTGTTATGATTTCTTGCGCTTCAACCTGTGAACGTGCGCCGGCCAAATCAATAACGCCGCCGCCGTTTCCGCCATTACCGCCATTACCGCCGGTTCCGGCACCTGTAACAACGCGTTGGGTATCCAATACGCCCATTTGTGCCAATTCCTTTTGCAACAATTCGGTTGCGGTAAATGGATTCAATTGGTTTTCCGGGTTGCGCATGATCGCGCCGGTTGAATCCTTAAACGCAAGAATTTTACCGCCCTTTCCATCATCAATATATTCGGGTGCCATTCCCTTGATACGTTCTTTGGCGTTATTAAGAATAACGGCGGTTACCGCATCCGGCAAACCGGCCTTAAACTTGAATGTTCCCGTTGATCTTTCCAATTCGGAATCAAGGCGCAAACCAAACATTGCTTTTTCATGTTCGGTTTTGGCGTTGTCAAAATCGGTTTTCAAATCGGTATATGATTTGGTAATTGCGTTCAAATCCTTTTGCGCCTGTGCCAATTGTTTCTTTGTTTCAGCATCCGCGCCGCCATCGGCAATAACCTTTCCCAAACGCGCATTTTCCTTTGTCAATGATGCAATTTGTGTATTCAGTTCGGCAACGTTGCCGGCCTGTGCCTTAATATCGCCGATTACACGTTTGGCATAATCATATGTTTTTTCGGTTCCGTTCTTTGCGATGCCGGAAGCCGCCAAAATATCATTATCCAAACCGCCGTAAATTTCGCCAACCCTTTGGGCGATTACCGCGTTTTCATCGTTTTGCGACATTGTTACAATCGCGTTAATTTGTTCGGTTGTCAAACCGGCGGTTGCCGCGTTTGCCTGTATTAGTTCACTTGTTAAAGCCATAAATCTTTCCCTTTGATTTTGTTGTTAAATACCCCGTATCAACTATGGTTACGCGCTTGGTTGCTCAACGGTCAATGTTGCCAATGCGCCGGTTGATGCGACAACGTAAACAACTACGATTGTACCCGATGTATTGGTATAACCAACGATACGGCCAACGCCGTTTGTTGTTGATTTCAATACAACATCCAATGCGGTATTTGCCTTTACGGTTTCGGCCAACTTTGCCTTTACGGTTGCATCTGCATCCGCGATTGCGCCGGTAATCTCAATTACCAAATCATCCTGTTGTGCTTGCTTTGCCATAATTAATAAAGTTTTAAATGTTTGTTATTTTATTCTTCCGTTTTTGCTTTTGGTCTGCCCGGCTTTTTGGTTTCCTTAACAGGGTTACCCGGTACAACGCCGGCGGCGATTAGTTCGGCCATAATTTCGGCTTTCATCCTTTCGCGTTCTTCGGCCATTGCCTTTTGTGCGGCTTCCTGTTGTGCCTGTATCTTTGCGGCCTTAACGGCGGCGATACGTTCGGCATTTTCCTGTTCCCATTTTACAGGATCATGCAAAATTTCAAATTCATATCCCTGTTTGCGCAAAGATAAACGGATGTTACTTTGCCAAATCTTTTTACCGAATTTTTGAATACGCGGCATTGAAATACGTTTGCCGGTTTTCGGGTCAAATTGTTTAACCTCAATTTTTACATGATAGGTTCTTTCTTCGCCTTTCGGAACCAAATAATTTTCGGGGGTTACTTCCAAAACGGAAACATCGCGCCCATCTTTCGTTTTCATATATTACGTTTTTTATTAGTTAAACCGATTGTTCGATTTGCTCATTGGCATAACGGACAAATTCGGCCTTAATGTTGGCAATCTTTTTATCAAACGCAATTGCATCGCCAAATTCAACAATGTTTGTGTTTTCGCGTTCAAATCTACGAACAAAATTAGAAAAATTTAATTTAATGCGTAAATCGGTTGAATTAACCAAACCTTTTTCCACCAAATCCAACAATTCGGTTTGATTCAAATACGGGTATGGTTCCAATTCGGCCAATATGGCCATGCGTTGTTGCGCGGTTGGGTCATTCCTATATTCGGTTTGGATAATCTTTTGTTGTAGCGCATCCAATTCGGTTTCATTCGCGCCGCTATCTTTGGCGGTTTTGTATTGTTCGCGTAATTCTGCAATCGTTGATAAATAGAAATCCGTACCATAATTAACGTACCCGGAAATGTAATATTCGCCGTAACGGATTCGGCAAATTGTATCGTTAACCCATTGTTCGGCCTGTTCAAAACCTTTTTTAACGCGGTTAAGAATTGTACTTTGGCTTTCAAAATTCGCCATAACCTGTTGTTCGTTCAAGGCTTCACGCGCGGTTATCTGCTCATTTTGGCCAACAACATTGGTTATAATTTCATTTCTCAACCTTTCGCATTCCTCAACGTTGTAATCAAGGCTTTGGCGATCTACGGTTAACATTTGAACCGGGTTACGCAAATCGGGTTGGTTTTCATCCGCATTTGGTACAGGAATTTCCACAAAGGAACCGGCACCAATAATTCGTTTGTTTCCGCATTTCGGGCAACGCATCAACAACCCGGCATTGTCCAACCTGTATTGGCCTTGCTTATCTTTCAAAAATCCGCCATCGCAATAATCGCCGTTTTCGGCGTTACTGAAATCGCAACTTTGTTCGTATCCCGAATAAATCGGGTACGCGCCATGCAAATCCAAATGGCGTTTTGAAATATGGAAAAACAAAAACCAATCAAGGCTTTCCAATTGTGTTGTAATTGGCGATGCCTTTACATCGGGTTGGCGCAAATCAATTGATTCATTCCAAAAGAATCGCGCCGGGGTAAATCCCAAACCATGCACGTTTTCCATTACAGGCATTCCCGATACCATGCCGGTATTATTTGGGTCATGCCATACGCGGTAACTTACATCATCAATAACAACGATATTTTCGCCATCCTTGAAAATGATGTATTCCATTTGGCCATTATTCGGGTTCGCTTCATAAGCAATAACGCGATCAATCGTAAGCCAATAAAAATACGGTTCCGGGCGTTCGGTTACCTGTTCCGGCGCAACATCAACGATTAGAATACTATTAATTTCCGTTTTAAAGTATTCCCAACCTTTGGTTTGCCAAACCGTTGGTTCGTGCAATTTGTTAAGCCTGTAATTTTCCCAATCGGCCGCGTATTCGCTATTTACAAATTGGTATTTGTTTACAGGGTTACGGCCATCAAATATTCGGCTTAATTTATCAAAACAAACGCCCGTTACCTCATTAGTTTTAACGGGGTAACGGAACATTGTTTGGAACAAAACGAATTTGTCATGCGGCAATAGATTCTTTACCCAATCCAAAAATTGCGTTGCCTGTGCGCAAACACCCGAATGGTTGAAAGTTGTAACGCGCTTTTGCACATGGAAATTAACCCTTTGTTGGTGTAATTTCGCGGCCGTTATCGCGTTGGCGTTTCTTCCGTTCGTTATGATTTTGGGTATTTGGTTTAATTCTAATACCATTGTTCACAAATTCAAATTTTGATTCGGCCGGTATATGCCAACCGGCTTTTGTCATTCTCAATAACCTTTCGGCATGGGTAATTTCAAATTCGCGGCTTTGATCGCCAACCGCCAATGTTACCATTGTGGTTTTTGCGTTCATAACTCAACGAATTAATCGGCGTTTTCCAAATCGGTAAGCGGGTTAAATTCCGGCTTTACGATTTTCAAATCATCGCTATAATTTTCGGCGTAATACCATGAAATTACGTTGGAATCCTTTGCATCGTAATTGCCATGAATCTTTGAACCAATGAAGAAAGCGCGAACCGGGATTGGATAATAAGTTGTTGTTGTGGTTCCATCCTGTACGGCTTCAATGTTGCCGTTCTCATCAAACAACATTACGCCCAAATTACCGGCGTTTGCTTCGCATTGCAATTGCTTCAAAGCCTTTGCAACGGCCTGTGGAATTGCGCGCAATTGTGCGGCAAATTGTACAGGATTTTCGCCCAATACCATTGGAACGCCGCCCAAATCATCGTTACCGCCGCCGGACAAACGAATATCGCCGCCGCTATCTGCGGGCGCGTATACGAATGGGGTTACAACGATCTTTGAACCATCATCGGCCGATAACTTTGTTTCCCATGATGCAAGTTTTTCAATACCGCCGGTTTGGCTTCCCGCGCTACCTGTTACAACAAATGCATTTCGTGTTCCATCGGCCTTACGCAAACGCATAATGGCCACCTTTTGAATTTGGCCGAAAGATTCCGAACATTGTACATTTGGAACATCGGGAATCGCGGTTGCGGCCGGACATTGACAAGTAATCATAATAATTAACTTTTAAGTTTAAAAATAAATATTTCTATACATACCGGCTAACCCTTTGCCGTTGATGATGCAAATATATTAATTTTTGCTAAAATCGCGCGTAATCGCATTTAAGCATAAAAGATATATAATTTATCATCTTTCGTTTCCAATGCGCTTAAAACGCGTTTATGGCCCTTTATCGCTAATGTACGCGAACGCCCCGGTTTGCATGGCCATATGGGAATACGTTGTTATCTGCAATTTCCTTTTCGTATATGCCGGTTATCATATCCGCGCCATCATCATGTTCGTTTGCATCAAATTTGCGCAAATACCCGGTTATATGTTCATAGAATTTCGGGTATCGCGTTTCCCATCCATATGGCATTATGATTGATCGGTTAACATATGCCGCGTTTGATATTATACGGGATTCTTTGTTATTGCTTTGATAAAATGCACAGGTTAACGCGCGTACTTTTTTCTTAACCTGTTTTTCAAATTGGGAACCGCCGTTGTTGCTTTCAATAAATGCTTTTTCGGTTCCGTTCGCGTTGATCATGCGCGGTACGGTTATTCCTGTAACATCCGTATCGGCATCGGTAAATTCAACATCGGTTATCAATGCATACAGGATTGGAACAAATTTGCGTTTGTTTTCATCCCATTCGGTTTCGTTGGATTTGTAAATATCGTATGTTGCGCCGGCCAAATAATCATCGCCCGAATCGGCAACATCAACGTAACAACCTTTGCGTACCAATGTACCCCAATCGTTTTTATCAACCCACGTTTTGAAAGGTTGGTACAATTTGCCGGATGCATCGCCGGGGTTGCCTTGGTAAAGGCATTCAAATTGTATTTTATCCAAATTGCGTTTTGATATTAGCGATTCCAAATTATGGCGTTCGGGCCACAATGGCGCGCCGGGTTCGCGTTGGTCAATATCGGTTGGTTGCCCTGTTTTAATCGCTTCAAAATTTATCAATATCCATGTATCCGGGTTTTGTTCAATTCCGGCGATTTCTGCAATACTTGATATTTCAATAACGCGTTTGGTTTTCTTCAATCGGCCGATTAGATCGTTTTCGTTCCAACGGGTAAATACGATCAATTGTTGCGAATCGTTATGTAATCGCGATGCAACAACCGTTGTATACCAATTCCATCGCGCTTCGCGTACAATTGGCGAGTTACCCTCTTGATAATCTTTGTACAAATCATCAATAATCATTACATCAACCGTTTTTGATGTAAGGGAACCGCCGGCACCAACAACGCGAAAACAACCAACATGGTTTACAAATTCTATAACATCGGAATTGCGAAGATAATTTGAAGATACCGTTACAACGTTGGAACCATTCAAATATGTATCCGGGAATACGGCCCGGTAATCTTCCGTATCAACGATACGTTGTACATCGCGGTTAAAGTCTTTGGCGATGGTTGCCGCATATGATGCCAACGCAATTTTTTGGTTCGGGTCAAGTCCGGCCATAAATGCCGGAAGAAAACGCGATGAACCTTGCGATTTGCCATGTTGTGGCGGTGCCTGTATGATTAGGTTTTTAATCTTCTTATGCGCGAATAAATCCAATACCGCGTAATATGATTTATGAAATTGGGTTGCTTTAAATCGCGGGTCAACCCATTGCGCAAACCATAACAAACGGCGTTTGGCGGCTTCAATTTTGAATGCATCCGCGCCAATATTCAATGCACCCATAGTTTAAAATATTCCGTATGGAAAATAATGATTCCATATTATGCAAAATACGGCGGCGATCAACCAAAGGCCAATAATTAACAACGTGTGTTTATATCGCTTGTACCATGGTTCGCCAACGTGCTTTGCCTGTTCTTCTTCATTGAAAAATTCTTCAAACATGATTATCGTTTGTTTGTCTTGACAATGTTAATACCCTTTCGTAATCCTGTTGTATCGGCCTTTTGGGCCTGTTCCTGTTCGGCCTTTACCTTAATTGGGGTTTCATCCTTTGTACAGGAAACCGCGCCAAACAATACAATGATCGCCAATATTGTTAACATCCTTTTCATATCGTTATTCGTTATTAGGTTCATCCAATTTTTCCAAAACTTGCGACAATAGTTCATCCGGCAATTTTGATAAATCAACCTTTGTTTCCATTGTTGTTTTTAGATCGCCGGATATTTCATTGGTTTGCCTGTTCTTCCAATTTTCCGGGTCGCGATTTGTCAACGTAAAGATTATGGCCGTTGGATTTGGTGCAATATGCTTTTGTATAACTTTCTTTTTGGTTTGTTGTTTTCCGCTTTTATCCGGGTATGTTTCGGTTGTAACTTCATCATATGTATAACCGCGAACCAATTTGCGCAAACCCGCCTTTGCATCATTAACAAGGTTTTCGTCGTAATCGCGTTCGGCCTTTTCTAATGCTTCTTTAAATTCATTTATTTCATTCTTCCAATTGTAAAATACATTATGCGAAATGCCGGCGGCTTCATATGCATCTTTATATGTTCCGCCATCCGCGATTATTCGCGTAATGATTTTTACCCTTTCTTCCGAATATACGGGTTTTCTTCCGCGCTTTGCCATAATTCAAGTTATTTAAATGATGAACCCGGAACGGCGTATTTCTGCCATCCCGGAATGATTAATAATTAAAATATGATTTCAATACGAAAATCCCATATTCCAAAGAATATTGATCGTTCGTTTTCATCGGTTGCGTATCCAATCGCCGGCGTTGTGTATTCGCCCGGCATCCCGTAAAATTCAATCCTCATGTTACTTTGGTTCAAATTCCTTTTCAAATTGGGCCTTATGCCATATTTCCAAATGCGCCTTATCGTTGCGTTTAACAATGTAATCATGTTCGGCAACATCAACGAATACGCCGTTGTTGATAAATGTAAATATGCATTTCCCGTTTGGCTTTTTCTCAATGGCCATTTGTCCGCCGCCGCAAAAACAAATCAATTCCGTATCATTGTCGCGTTCTACCTGTAACGCCTGTATTTCTTCCAATTGTCGGCAATAGGTTTTGCCAAATTCCGGCGATGGTACATTTACAGGTTCAAACGAACCAACAATGGCCGGCAAATTGTCATTGTTCCATTCGGCATCAATAACGAATTTTTCCAAATCGGGATAATCGTATATTTTTTTAAACCTGTTTCCCAATCGGCCGCGTATGGCGTTGATCAATCCGTTTACAAAATCGGGTTCGGGCCTATCGGAATAATCAACGGCGAATTGGAATGTTTCGTTATATTCATCATCCATTACAGGATAAAAGCCGGTTAACGAATAAATCATTTCAAACAATTCCGCATCAAACGGCGTTAACTCATGGCGCATTTCGCTTTGTGTTTTTCCTGTTCCCATTTTGAATTATTCCAAATTACGAATCTTAATAAATCGTATACCAATGCCAAAGAAAAGAATTTTCAATTCAATATCCAACATTTTATCCGTTTCGCAAATATAGTCAATACCGATACCGAATTGGATTGTTTTGTATTTCATGTATTCGCGCCCAAACAGGAACAAACCATAATGGCCAATATGGATACCCATATAAACCGCATGGCGTTTCGGAATTTCCTTTAATTGCGAACGTAAGTAAACAACATTGGTTTTTACATCAATAAATTCTTTGCCAAATTCCTTTACTTTAATTTTCTTTCCGTAATTAGGCAACGAATTATCAATTACCCTATATCGGTATGTTTTATTTTCCTGTTCCATTTTTGATTTTGTTTTGAATGATTCGCCAACTTTGTTTATCAACGTGGCATTCGGTTGGATATTCAATAATATCGTCTTTCGTGTATACCAAATTGTAAATTCCCAATTGGCCCTTAATAGGCATTTCAACAACCTTTCGCGGATTCCTTACGAACCAACCGTAACCATTTTTGTATTTGTCGCGTTCTTCAACGTTGTTAATACAGGTTCCGGCCCAATCTTCCAACGTAAATTCGTATACCGGCTTTACATCGTATAGTTCAACGAAACCCAATGTTGCGCCGGAAATCTTACCGGGATATACAGGCGTTGCCGATGAACAAACAAGAAGATCGCCGCGATATTTGGTTGGTTTGCTTCTTACCTCAATTTGCTTTACAGGATAAACAACGCCGTTTCCATCCCTGTACGCCGCTTTTACCAACATATCGGCATATGGTTGTTTAACGGTCAACGCGCGGAACCTATCATGGATTTCCGGGTTATATTCTTCATTCTTGTATTGCATAATCTTTTGTTTTAAATCCGGGGTTGTTGGCCCCGGATTGGGTACAATTAAAAAAACTACATTGGCAAATCATCATCCGGGGTTGGGGCCGGTGCCGGTGCAAAACCGTTGCCATCCTTTTTACCGCCCAACAATTCCATTTCTTCAACGATGATTTCGGTTATATACTTCTTCGCGCCTGTTTGGTCGGCCCATTCGCGGGTTTGAATCTTTCCAACGATCAACATTGGCATTCCCTTTTTAACGTATTGTTCGCATACGCCGGCCAATCCTGTTTTGCGTACAACGATATTATGCCAATCGGTATGGTCGGGAATATCTTTGCCATCTTTGGTTTTGTAACCGCGTTCGGTTGTGGCCAAACTAAATTGCGCAACCTTTCCGCCGTTCTCAAAATTGGTAATTTCGGCATCTTTGCCAACGTTACCTTTCAAAATTACTTTATTCATTTCTTTAAAAATATATTTATTGTTCAATGTTTCGGTAATCCTGTTTCAATTCTTCAATCCGTAACAGGTTACCCGGATAAATTCGCATTCCTGTTCGCGTTACGTTGTTTTCCCAACGGTTATGGCAATTGAAACATAGAATGTTAATGTTTCGCGGATCATGGGCCATTTCGGGATGCGCGCCGCGCGTTAAGATATGCGAACAAAAGGTTGCCGAATATTGGTTTAATGGCTTCATGCATTCTTCGCAATGGTGCGGTTTGTGTTCCCAAATCCATCTGAAAAACCGGGCGTTTGCCGCCATAATATCCGCGCCGCGCCCGAATACACAATGGCCAAATTTTTCTTTCTGCAATTCAATCCGAAGCGGAACGGCCAACATGAAATGTTTGGTATCCAACAATGGTTCGTAACCGCGTTGTACCGCGTATTCATATTCAAACCGTTCCGTTATCAAATATGGGTTATTCATCGGTTGGTGCCTGTTCGCCGTTGTCGGTTACATCTTCGCCGAATACCGATAATTTCGCGCGTTTGTTGAAGAACATATATTGGTAAACTTCATATTCAATATTCTTTACGATTGTGTGCAATGCTTCTTCAAATCCAAACGTTGTATTTGCAAGTTTAATACGCGGCGTATTGATCTTTGCCAACAGGCCGTTTGATGCCAAATATTGCGCATTGATTACAACGCCAAAATTCTTATCAAGGCCGGACAATGTAACGCCATCAACTTCTATTTTGTCAATATCTGCAATGGTAAACACTTCCGCAACAACAGGAATCAACAGGCCGAACAAATCGTCCAAATCCTTATGTATGTTTTCGGTAAACGTTACTTTGAAATGATTGATAAAGGAATTTCCATTTACGTTTTCGATAATGGAATATTTAAGTTCAATGCCGCCATCCTTTGGCAACTTTACCTTATCCAACGAAAAACAATTTTCGTTAAGAATTGCGCTTGTTTCGTTCATAATGTTGTTAATTTTTAGTTTTGCCCGGAACCGGGTTTGATGGAACCTTACTTAATGTTGAAAATCCCAATTCAACCAATGTTTTCATATCCTCAAACAATGCTTGTTGTTTTGCATCGCTTTTTGGGTCGGCCTTTACATCTTCCAACAATTGGTTCATTGCCTGTACGGCGTATTTGGGTTCAAAGTTAAATTCAATTGTTTTCATTTTTCCTTATTAGTTTTGACTTTTCCCGAATTAAAAAACCTTGATATGCCAACGCAACATCATGGGCAAATACCTTATCGGTTATTTCCAATTCCAAATCATTGATAACAACTTTGATTTTTCGGTTGCGTTTAATCATTTCAATTATTCTTCGTTCTAATGTTCCGATTAGCATAATTAAAATAGATCATCGGCCATTAACGCCGCAACGGTATTTGTTATTTTTTCCTGTTTTGCCCTGTAATCGCTTTGTTTTCGTTCGGTGGGTAATGTATCCACTTTGGGCGTTACTTGCGATTGTGGGGCGTTTATGGCGGTTTTAGCAAATGGTATCTTTGTTTGTTCGGTTTCGTAATCCTTAACGATCAATTCAATTATGCCATTTTCAACCAATACAGGCAAACAACGTACAACCGCGCGTACATCTTCAATCGCATCATGCGCCGGGAATGTTTCGCCATTGAAACATTTTGCGTAAAGTTCTTCAAGGCGCGGAAATTTCAAACGGCCGTTGCTAAACCTTGCATCAACGAATTTCATTGCCGGGCGCATGGTATCAATTCGTTTACCCTTGAACAATGCGGTTTCGGCTTTCATTGATTCATACAGGCCGTAACGCATCAATTCGGATTTGGTAATTGAAATATCAAAGTAAATGTTATGGCCGCAAATCAATTTGGCTTCGCTACAATCCGCCATAAACTTTTGCAATACCTGTTGGATTGGTTCGCCATGTTCCAATGCATATTCGGTTGTTATGCCATGAACGGCGGTTGCTTCCTGTGGAATTTCCCAACCATCCGGCCGAATTATATGGTTTTCTTCAACGCCTTTGTAAATCCATGATAATTGGCAAATGCGCGGAAACCTTAAATAATCCGTTTGCCATTCCATACCCTTTTCCAGCAAACCTGTTGTTTCCGTATCAAAGTATACAATATCATCGTATGTAATCATATTCCCGTATCGTTTAATGGTTACTTTTCAGCAATGAAAACTTTGCGCCCATCCGGCAAAATGCCATAAATGATTCCATGTTGGCGTTCGTTGTAAACCTTGCGTACATCTTCATAATTGTACGCCTTATATTGGAATCCTGTATTTGTCAATAAGAAATAATCAAAATCCCTTTTCAAATCGTATTTCATGTTGTTATAGTGTTTTTGGGTCATCAATAAATGTACTTAATTCTTCCGCCGCAAATTGGCGTATGAAATCAATATGTTCAATCAATTCCGGGTTACTCATTTCGCGAATTTCTTTGTAAACCTGTGTATATTCGCCGGTTTCCAAATCAACGCGTTCATCAATACAGGTTGGCGAAATTGAACGCAAAAAATATTCGGTTTCTTCTTCCGTTTTGTTTTCGCCTGTTTCCCTTAATGCCTTTCGCATTGTGGGTACGATGTAATGAAAATAATAACCCTTTAAGGCTTCCGAAGATCGGGCCGGG